TGTGGTTTAATACAGCTTCGGTAGTTGCAACAGAATTAACCGACAATGTAGCAACACTTTACACAAACGTACCACATCAATTTAGCATTGGGCAGACAGTTACAGTTACGCATAGCGGTGCAACATTTAACGGCTCGCACACTATAACTGATACAAAACAATACAAAATCAGTTATGCGTTAGTCGCAGCGAATCAAATAAAATTTGAAGTGCAGCCTGTAGGCACAATAACAGCACCCAACACTTATCATAATTATGCCACACTACCTGAAGTCAACCTAGCATCTCTAATGATTGCTGTTGATATTTGGCAGGCTCGTCAAGCTTCAAACGCTGGTGGCATTTCACCAGACTTTCAACCTTCGCCGTATCGCATGGGCAATACTCTAATGGCACGTGTTCGCGGTTTACTTGCGGATCACTTAGCGCCGGGCGGTCAAGTAGGATAATGTCAGCAATCTCTACCCTACGAGGAACAATCGCAGCCGCGCTAACTGACAATACGGCGTGGCAGGTGTTTTCCTTCCCACCTGCCACACCGCTTGCTAATAGCATTGTGGTGCAACCTGGCGATCCATACATTGAGCCAAGCAACGACCATTACAAAACCATCAAGCCTAAGGTTAACTTTAAACTAATAGTGCTAACCCCTATGTTTGATAACCAAGGCAACCTAATTAACATTGAAGATTATTATTTGAATATAGTAAACAAGCTGGAAGCATCGTCAATTGTTTATTCCATTGGCACTTTCAGCGCACCGGCGGTCTTAACCGGAACAGCAGGCGATCTGCTATCCGGGGAAGTATCAATCAGCGTACTATCCGATTGGAGCTAAAACATGGCTGATATAGACAAAGAACGCGAGGCTTTTCTTGCCAAAATCGGCCAGGTTGAGCCAAGCGAAAAAGCACCAAAACCAACAACTAAGAAAGATGAGGAATAAGCTAACATGGCTGTATTTTTAAATAATACTGTTGGCCTTAAGATTAACGCGATTGATCTAAGTGACCACGTAACTTCGGTTACTCTTAACTATGCTGCTGATGAACTTGAAGTCACAGCTATGGGAGATACCGCACATAAGTTTGTCAAGGGTCTAGAATCAGGCTCACTAACTGTTTCATTCCTAAATGACACAGCAACATCAAACGTACTACAGACACTCAATGCCGCATTCGGCACAACTGTTGCGGTAAAGATGGTACAGCAGAAAGTTCCAGCAGTATCGGCAACTAATCCTTTGTACACATTTGATATTCTTGTAAACAACCTAACACCTATCAACGGCGCGGTTGGCGACATGGCAACACAGGATATTACTTTTACGATAAACTCTGTAGTTACAAAAGCCGACACCGGCACGTTCTAATTAAGTAAAGGGGCAAAAATGGCAAGTCTAAAAGTAACAAGGGCAGACGGCACGGAAAGTATCCATGAGATAACACCAGCCGTTGAATACGCTTTTGAGCAGTATGCAAAGAAAGGTTTTTACCTGGCTTTCAGAACCGACCAAAAGCAAAGTGACATCTATTGGCTTGCCTGGGAATGTCTGCGTAGAGCAGATGCGCCTGAGGTTTATCCATTTGGGGATAAGTTTCTGTGTACTTTAAAGGCTGTTGAAGTACTTGGTGATGATTCCCCAAATGGCTAACGCGTGATTCCTTTACGTACAGAATAGCCCAACTATCTGTACATACAGGAATTGCGCCTAGCGAGTTTATTAACATGGATAGCAGTATGTTAAAAGCAATACAAGAAGTGCTGAAAAAACAAGCGGAAGATAGGAAACATGCCAGTAGTAATAGAAGGGGTCGTAGGGCTTAGGAAAGCACTAAGCAAGCTTGCCCCTGATATTAAGAAGGAATTAGACAAAGAAGTTAGGGCAGCTTTAAAACCTATTATTAATGATGCTCGGTCTAAAGTACCTGGTTCAGCTCCCGGCGGTTTAAATAACTGGAACTCTCCAGGCTACATACGCAAATCCAGAACAGGTAGAACGCAAGGTTTTCCTAATTATGATTCTCGCGTTATTCGTAAAGGTTTGACTTATTCAACCCGACCATCTCGCATGCAGAACACAGGCTTTGTGTCTTTGTTTGCGTTGCTTAACAAATCACGTACTGGTGCAATTATAGAAACCGCTGGCCGTTTAAATCCACAAGGTGATCCTAGAAGTAAATCTAATAACCCCGATGCAGGTCGTAGATTCATTGGTGCTATGAATGGCATTGGTGGACTTAAAGATTACTCAGGCCGTGGTAAAAACTCAACAGGCCGTTTGCTTTATGCAGCTTACGCTCGCAATCAAGGCAAAGCCTTAAACGCTGTATTAAAGTCGCTGGAAACTGCCAAACTAAATCTTGTAAAACAAATACAGAATAGCAAAAGCGAGGCAGCCTAATGGCATTAACTGAAGAAAACATTCGCATCATAATTGCTGCTGAATTAAAAAAGCAAGGATTTAAAGATGCAGAGAATGCCACAAAGCGCCTAAGCACTAACTTTAAGAAGCTAGGTGCTGTAATCGGTGTTGCTTTGAGCGCACGTGCATTTATTAATTTTAGCAAAAGTAGCATTCAGGCATTTGCCAAAGAAGAACAAGCTGTAAAGCAATTAACGACATCTTTAGGCAACTTAGGATTTTCTTACAACGTACCTGCTATTGAACGCTTTTTAGAAGCTACTGAGCAGGCAACGTTAGTAACTAAAGACCAATTGCGCCCAGCAATAGTTGATCTTATAGGCGCAACAATGGATTCCCAATTGTCCATGACATTACTTGCACAAGCCATAGACATATCGGTTGCCACAGGAACAGATTTAACTTCTGTGTCAACAGCATTAACACGTGCTTTTAATGGCAACTTTGCCAGTTTAGGCAAATTGCAAACACGATACACATCAACTGAATTAGAGGCTCTAGGTTTTGAGGCAGCAGTAGCAGCATTAAACGAGGAGTTCAAAGGTGCAGCAGCGGCCAATTTGGATACTTATTCAGGAAAATTAGCATCGTTACAAATAGCAACTGAAAAAGCTAAAGAAGAAGTTGGAAAAGGTTTAGTCAAAGCAATTGAACAATTAGGTTCTGGTGATTACGATCAAGGTTTACAAGATTTAGTTGATGCCGGTACAGCCATCGGGGATGCTTTCCAATATGCCGCTAGTGCTGTTCAAACTTTAAAGAGTGCTTATGACATAATTACGCTGGGTTTTGTGGGTAGGTTTACTGAAAATCTTTTAGGTAAAGGCCAACAAACACGTGGTGGCAGCATAACACCAACACAATTTGAATTAGCAAAAGCAAATGCAGACCGCACGAAAGATTTACAGTTACAAAGAAAAATTAGACAAGAACGCGAAAAAGCTTTAGCTTTATCAGAAAAAGAAAGAAAGAATCAACTAGCTCTTAACAAAGCTAAGTCTGTATTTGACATTGAAAAAATACAAATAGAAGCTGCTTTACAAGGCAAGATAACTGAGGAAGAACGTACGCGCCTACTTCTCATGAAGGCCATCTTGGCTGAGGATGCAGACACGGCCACTAAGCTTGCAGACAAACTAAAGAAGATACAAGAACAAACAATTCTTCTTGCTGAATCCTTGACTAATCTTAAGGCTGGTAATCCATTTTCTGAATGGGATGGATACTTTGCTGCTGCAAAGAAAAACCTACAAGACCTTTATGATACTCTAGCTAAACAACAATTAGCTCTTAATGCGCTAACAAGTGGTATTGCAGGAGATAAAGCAAAAAACAATCGCAATGTTTTGGATGCTAAATCAGATCGTACAATTGCATATGCGGATGCCGCTGCTAGAACAAGAGAAGAAGCTGAACGTGCTACTAAGGAAGCAGCAGAAGCAGCAGCGCAAGCAGCCAAAGCCTTATTAGAAGCACAAAATGAAGCAGAAAGAATAGCTGCGCTAGAAGGTATAAGAGCAGCGGAAGCGGCAGCAGCGGCAGCGGCATTATTAACAGAAACCATAGCGGTAGCAGATTATGCTACTGCCTTAGCAGCTGAGTCAGAGGCCAACGAGTATTTAAATCAATCTATGGATGCAGCATTTTACGCTGGCATTATTCCTAATGTTGAGATAAACGTAACAGTAGAAGGCTCAGTAATAGCAGCTGAAGATCTAGCCGAAACCATTACTGACATTCAATACACTTATCAGAAAACTGGAAAGGGCTTGCTGTTTAGCAGCATAGCTATCTAATGCCAGCACCTACAGTAAGAGTGTTTGTTGACTTTGATAGCGATACCGCATTTGAAATCAACCCACTTATTTTAGATAGCCTTACTGAAGGCATCTTGGGTACTAATACCCTTGGCTCTGGTACATTGCCAGTTGAAATTACTAACCTAGTAACTAAAGTAAATATACGCCGGGGTCGCAATCGCATTACATCAAAGTTTGAGGCTGGAACCGCTAACGTAGTTCTCTATGATCAGAATGGCGATTGGAATCCCACCAACCCGAATAGCGCCTACTACCCTAACTTAGTACCCCTAAGGCAGATAATCATATTTGCTACCTATGCAAGCAATGACTACTTCTTGTTCTCAGGGTTCATTACCAATTACGATACTGGCTTTAAGCAAGGCAATGATGAACTAAGCACAGTTACCCTTAAATGCGTGGATGGTTTTAAGCTTCTTGCAGGCTCAGCCATAGACACAGTAGCAGGCTCAGGGGTGCAGCTCTCAGGGGCTCGCGTGAATGCCATCCTAGATGACATAGAATGGCCTGTAAGCCTACGAAATGTGGATACTGGTGATTCTACCCTACAGGCAGACCCAGCGACCGCCAGAGATGCCTTAGAAGCCCTATTTACAGTAGAACAAAGCGAGTTTGGCGGCATCTTTGTAGATGTCAATGGCAGCGTAAATTTTGTCAGCCGTAACAACCTAATCTCTAACCCAGCCTTCCCGGTCTATGAGTTTAGTGATCAAGGCGTGGACATCTCCTACACCAATGCAGTAGTAGCGTTAGACGATACTACGCTGATTAATGACGTGACTATCACACGCTTAGGTGGTACGGCTCAGAATGCCTTTGACCAGGCTTCAATTGATAAGTTTTTCCTTCATTCAGGCACACGTTCAGGCATATTGGTACAGACAAATACTGAAGCTTTAAATCAGGCTCAAGGCATATTAGCTACACGCAAAGACCCTGAGATACGCATAGATAGCATTCAGCTGAATCTCTATGATGATGCTAACCCCAATAAGCCCTTAGCAGGCATAGACATAGAATTATTAGATGGCGTAACAGTTACTAAGACTACCCCTGGCTCATCCAGCGTGGTGCAATCTAGCTTGGTAAATGCCATCCATCACGATATAACAAAGTCATCCTGGATGACTACGCTATACACCACAGAGCCATTATTGGCAGGTTTTGTCCTAGATTCAGATGTATCAGGTATACTAGGCTCAGATAGTCTGAGCTACTAAGGAGAAATATGGCAGGCGCAGGATATAAGCTGTTTCAGACAGGTGATGTCTTAACAGCAGCTCAGGTCAATACGTATTTAAATGAGCAAACAGTTATGGTGTTTGCTAATGCTGCTGCTCGCACTAGCGCGCTTACTAGCGTATTAGCTGAAGGTATGGTGTCTTATTTACAGGATACCAATGCAGTTGAAGTTTACAATGGATCAGCTTGGGTAGGCGTTAGCGGTACTGGTGATGTAACTGAAGTGCAAGCTGGTACAGGTATATCAGTAGCAAGTGGTACTGGCCCAATACCAGTTGTTACAAATACTATGGCAACTGCAATTGATGCCAAAGGTGATTTAGTAGTTGGAACTGGTGCAGATACTTTTAGTCGGCTTGCAGTTGGCGGCACAAATGGACACACATTGCAGGTTGATAGCTCTACAGCGACAGGATTGAAGTGGGCTGCGCCCGCTGGTGGCGGTGGCAAAGTTTTACAAGTTATTCACGCAAGCTATGCAACAGCGACTAGCAATTCTACTAGCACTTATGCTGATACTGGATTAAGCGCAACAATTACGCCTACTTTAGCCTCAAGTAAAGTTTTAGTTTTAGTTTCACAAAATGGGTTACAAAAATCAGCCGGAAATCTAGGAAGCCGTATTTCTTTAAGATTACTTAGAGGCGCAACTGAAATTGCTAGTATTGCCGATTACATACAATTTAATGGAGCAGCGCAAGAAACAATAGACTCAAGCGCCACTTTTAATTATTTAGACTCTCCTGCAACAACGTCTGCAACTACTTATAAAACGCAGTTTCAAAATCCAGCCAATGTAGCATCGGTTACAGTTCAATTTAATGGCGTTGGGACTTCACACATAGTATTAATGGAAATAGGTGCATAATGGCAACAGCAACACAAGTTTTAGAAATGTTATTACCTGAAGGCGGTTGGATAATTTCAGGTGAGGATTTTAACAGCGTGATTTGGGTAGATGATAGACCGCGCTGCACAAAAGAAGAATTTGAAGCAGGATTTGCTCAATATGATGCTTGGAAGGCAGAGCAAGATTCAGCAAAGGCTGCTCAGAAAGCAGCCCTGCTAGATCGGCTAGGGATTACCCAAGAGGAATTTAATACCCTCACAGCATAATCTTGAGGGATTGTGCTATTCAAATGCTATAATAAATAGATATGGCAAAGCTATGCAAGGCAGGGATACAACTACGCGAGCAGGTAGATGATGCGTTCCCCGATAGAGATAGAACTTCAGATGGCTGGATCGGTGATAAACGTCATTCAGCGCGTAAGTCCGATCACAATCCAACTGCTGAAGGCATTGTACGTGCCCTTGACCTTGACGTTGATTTCAGGTCGCACAAAGCGGAGCCCTATGACTTTGCGGATCAGCTACGATTACTTGCCAGACTTGATAAAAGAATCTCTTATATCATCTTCAACGGCAAAATTGCCAGCTATAAACGCAATTACAAATGGAGAAAGTACACCGGGATAAACCCACATAAGACACATATTCACATTAGCTTTACTGCTAAGGGCGATTCAGATAGCAGTATGTTTGAGATACCGATACTAACAGGAGAGCCCCTACATGGAACAACTAAAGCAAGTAAGCGCAAGTTGGGCAAGAAGCTTCTTAGCAACTGGAATAGCAACCTATCTAGCGGTGGGCTGGGATCTAACACATATTGCAAATGCTGCACTTGCGGCAAGCCTTCCAGTAATCCTTCGTTGGTTAAATCCTAACGACACGGCATTTGGTCGGCGTTGAGCCCGGCAGAATGGGCAGGCTTTGTAGCTGCCACACTATCTTGCTGCGC